TTTATGAATACTATATCTTCCTTCACTGAAGATGAAGTTTTATATGTAGGAAATACTTTTAAGCCTGATTATTTCATATTGCCTGATGATATGGCTTATTTTTATAAAATTGGGCCTTATAAAGGAGGAAAAGGAGAAGGCAAGTATGATAGCGATTATGAATTCCCTACTGAAGATCCATTAGACTTTATGTAAGGTTTGTATATACGGATATTTTGAGGTGAGGTATGTGCAAGTTGGCTTGATCTTGGATATTTATTAACATGCCAACATACACAAGAACTAATTTAAGAAATGGAGTTACCGCTTCGGCTAATTTATCTGTTGGGGCTACTACTTTTACTTTAGTAAATGATATTCCTAATGTTACTTATTTTATTATTGAAGGAACTGTTTTTTCTGACCCAAGTTCTCCTTATGGAGGGGTAGCTTATAGACAAATTTTTAACTCTGCTTCTATTTCCTCTCTTACAAACTGTACTGTTATAACAGAGTCAGTACATGCGGGTTTTATAGTAAATCCGTCATCTACAGCGAGTTTTTCTTTTACTCCATCTGTTACCATACCTGCTAGTCATATTAAGTTTATAGCAACAAATCCTACGGTTTTAAGTGGGTCTGTTACAACAGTTTACGGGGTTAACCTTTCTTATTAAAAAGTTTGGCTTGACAGGCTAAGTTTGTTATCTTTAGAGTGTAAAATAAGAAATAAAATTTAACAACATGACTATTTCAGCTTTGCCCGAATTGACAAATGAGTTTGCTTCAAAACTTATTGAGAATGAATGTTCATTTGATGAGCTTATCATCACAGCTATTATGATTAGAAAATACCTTAACGCCACTGAAGGGGATCATGTAATGGCTGCTTTTGATGATGAGCATGCTCTTTACTTGATGGTTGACCAATATGGAATTGGTAATTACGAGGAAGCCGAAAAAGATTTGCTTGAATTTCAAGCTCTCTTTAATTAAGTTTGGCTCCACACTCTAAGTTAGTTATATTTAAATAAAAAAGAAAAAATAAAAGTTATGGAATTTTTAACAAAAGAACAAGTTAAAACAGCAGCTCCATCTGTTTTTACCTCAGCTAAGATGACTTCAACTTCTGAGAAGTATGTTCACATCCCAACTGACCGTATTATTGAAGATATGGAAAAAATGGGATGGGGTGTTAGTAAAGCTGTTGAAGTTAGAGCTCGTCGTAATAAGGGATACCAAAAACATATGTTGGTTTTCCGTAACCCAGATGTTGTAATTCAGGGTAATGATAACGACACTGTTTACCCCCAAATTTTAGTTACTAACTCTCATGATGGGAAAAATAGCTTCCAATTTACAGCTGGATTGTTTAGGTTGGTTTGTTCTAATGGATTGGTAATTGCAACTGAACAATTTGCTGATAAGAAAATCCGCCATATGGGTTATTCATTTGAAGAAGTTCAAGCCATTGTCTCTGAGTTGGTTGATCAGCTTCCAGTTACAGTTGAGGTTATGAATAAGTTTAAAAATACTGTTTTGTCTAAAGAACAAAAAGTAGAATTTGCTAAGAAAGCTATTGAAACTCGATTTGATAAAGTTAACGAAAACCAAGATATTATTAAAGACTATGGCCTCAATATTGAAGATATTCTTAAACCCACTCGCAAGGAAGATGAGGGGGATGATTTGTGGAATGTATTTAATGTTCTCCAAGAGAAAGTAATTGATGGAGATTTTGAATATATTAGTGGAGTTAAGTTGCGTAAAGCTCGTCGGATTAAAAATTTCAAACAGGATTTGAAAATTAATCAAGAATTGTATGAAATCGCTTCTCAATTCGTTTGAGATTAAAATAAATGCCATGTTGTTGAATGGGGGAACAATAGGGTTCCCCCACTAACAAAAAGAAAAATGAAAGCTAATTATCAAGATGTTGTTGATTCAGTTTTAAAAGAAGCAGCTAAGTATGGGCTTATAACAGAAGTCAGATCTACAGCTATAGCTTTTATGATGGAGGACCCAACTTTAGATTCAGGCTCAGCTTATTTAATGGCAGCCGAAGAATGGGATATTTAATTAAAAAAATTTAATACTTATAATAGATATGAAAAACTTGTTTATTGTTTTAGCCGCTGTTGGTTTCATGGGATGTGGAACCCAAGGCGATTGTGAAAACTGTGAGAATGCTACAACTCAGGATTCTACAGTTCATATAGCTCCTGTTGATTCTGTTGGTGAGTTGCTCGACTCTCTTGAGACACTTCCATCAGCTACTCCAGAAGCAGCCCAATAATGGGCTTAGGTGAGGTGGCAGAGTGGTCTATTGCGTCGGTCTTGAAAACCGAAGTACTAAAAGGTACCGGGAGTTCGAATCTCTCCCTCACCGCCTAAAAGGAAGATTGCCAGAGTGGTTAATGGAGCGGTTTGCTAAACCGTCATCATGAAAGTGATGCGTTGGTTCGAATCCAACATCTTCCGCCCGAACGAAGCAAATACGGAGCGCCGGTATGGCGGAATTGGCATACGCACTTGACTTAGGATCAAGTTATTGGGGGTTCGAGTCCCTCTACCGGTACAAATTTTTTAATTATGAAGTTTAGAACAGTTGATGGAAAACCAGTAAATCCCATCACCTACACCATTAAAATGATAGGTGGCGACCCATTTATAGAAATACATATAGGAACGGATTCTCAACGTTATGGGCAAGAAATTATATATGTTACAGCTATAGCTTATAGATATCCTAATAATGGTGTTCATTATATCTATCAAAAAAATTCTATTCCTCCCACTAAAGATAACTGGACCCGGTTATGGAAAGAAACTGAGTTTTCTTTAGAAATAGCCAACTTAATCTCAGAAAATATACCCACTATAAAAGTAGAGGTAGATTTAGACTATAATGATGATGAATTTTATTTTAGTAATAAATTAGTCTCAGCTGCTAAGGGATGGGTTACGTCTTTAGGTTATAAAGCTAATATTAAACCAAATAAACAAATAGCTACAAGGGCAGCTGATTATCATTGTAAGTAATATTTATAGAAAATGCCTATTGACCCTAATAAAATATTTGGTCTATTTGGGGGAAAGGAAGAATTAAACTCTAAAGAACCTATTAATCAGGCTAATCCTTTAGCTATAGATTTTAATGATCCCTTTATTAAACTAAAAATGTTTAAGAAACTTATTATGAACCAAACCTCTTATAGTAAGGGATTAATTGAAATGTTTAAAAAAGTTGATCCTAAATTAGACATTAGTGAGATAGAAAGGGCTGGTGAGGCTATGCTTTATGGGAGGGCTTATGGTTATATAGATGGTTTAGACTTAAAGGATAAAAAGGTTAAAAAAATTATAACCTTGAATGTGGATGAAGAATTAAAAATTTCCCTTAAATTATCCTTAAAATATTTTGAAGAAATAGAGGAATATGAAAAGTGTGCTTTTTTAAAAAATCTTCTTGACCTTTCTTTAAAGTAAATTGGCCTTTCCTAAAAAGTTTTATAACTTCAATTCCAAATATAAAAAAATAAAAAGTTAATAAAAAATGAGACAGAGAGAGTATATAAATAATCAGGTAGACAGATTAGAAGCTAAAATGAAGCATATAGATTTTTATGCCTCTAGAGGAGACCTAGATAACGTTAGAGTTGCTTTAGCAGAGTGTTTAGAGCAATTAGGTGATATTAGATCCTCTATTGAGAGAGAATCAATTGAAGGAAGAGAGTTAAATAAAATTTAAAAAAATAAAGGTTATGGAGTTAACAGCGGAGCAAATCCAACAGAATTGGATAGATTTAGAAGAGACTATTAAAACTTTTATTGAAGAACCTCGTCGTTCTCAATTACTAGATTTTTATTCTCAATACTCTGATCGTATTATGATGATGCCTGCGGCTCATAAAAAAGAATACCATAATGCCTTCCCAGGAGGCTATGTAGATCATGTCCTTAGAGTGGTAGATTGTGCTCTTAAATTAAATGATGTCTGGGTTGAAATGGGAGTAGATACTTCTACTTATACTAAAGAAGAATTAGTTTTCTCTGCTTTAAATCATGATTTAGGTAAAATAGGGGATGAAGAACATGAAGCTTATATCCCCCAGACTGACCAATGGAGAAAAGAAAAATTAGGTGAAACTTATCAGCATAGTGAAAAATTAGCCTTTGCTTCTATTCCTGATCGTGGTCTATACCTTCTCCAGGCTCATGGTATTAGATATACTTTTAATGAAATGGTAGCTATTCAAACTCATGATGGATTGTATGATGAAGCTAATAAAAAATATCTAATTAACTTCTCCCCAGCTACTAAACCTAGAACTGCTCTTCCTTATATTATTCACCAAGCAGATTTGATGGCAGCTCGTATTGAATTTGAAAAAGAATGGCTTCCAACTTTTAAAGGAACTAAAACTGAGGTTAAAAAGGAAAATTTTACCTTAACTAAAGAGAAAAAAACTCCGGTTAAGCAAAAGGCTTTAAGCAGTATACAAAGTGTTAATTTAAAAAATATGTTAGATAATCTATGACAACAATTATAATTAGTATATTAGGTTGTTTGGTTGTAATCTTAGGATTTACAACCTTTAACCTTTTAAGAAAAAATGAGAAACAAGAAGATATCTTGTTAGGGTACCAAACATATTTAGATCAAATTTCTAAAGCTATTGAGTTCGCTGATGAAAAGATTAAAAATATAGATAGTAGAGGTATTTTTAATGATGAAGTTGGTTTTATATATGAAGAAATAAAAAATTTACAACATCTTCTATCAAATTTTAAAATAGATAAATTATGATAGAGGAAGTTGTAAAGAAAAAAAAACCATCATCAAATAATTATTTTACTCAAGAAACTGAGGATGCTATAGTGGCCTATAATAGGGCCACTTCCTCTAATGAAAAGGAAAAAATTTATCATAGACATATTCATTATGCCTTTTTTAAATTAACAGAAAATATTATTCATACTTTTAAATTTTACTATACTGAAGTAGATAATATTGAAGATCTTCAGCATGAAATTATAACTTTTCTCCTCCAAAAAATCCATCTCTTTGACCCAAGTAAAGGAGCTAAAGCTTATTCATATTTTGGAACAATAGTTAAGAGATATCTTATAATTCAAAACACTAAAAATTATAAAAAAAGAGTAGATAAAGCCCCAGTTGAAGAATTATATAAGGATCTTAACCACTCTTATGAATTAGATACTCCTCTTAACCAAACAGATGCTATATCAGATTTTATAGACCAATATGTAGAGTATTGTTCTGATAATATTTATGAACTCTTTCCTAAAGATAAAGATGCCCAAGTAGCTGATGCTATATTAGAGGTATTTAGAAGAAGAGAAGGTATAGATATTTTCAATAAAAAAGCCCTTTACATCTATATCAGAGAAATGATAGATGTTAAAACCCCACATATAACACGTGTTGCAGATCGTTTAGGCGAAATATATAAAGAACAATATCTTTTTTATTTAGATAACGGATATACCAATTTTTAACCAAGATATATTTATAATCATGGGTAAATTTGATAAAAAAATATTTGGAAAGGTAACTTTCTCTAATCTTTTAGAAGAAATTTATAACAACCAGAAAAAAAAAGAAGAACAAATTTCCATTTTAATTCATGAACTTAAACCAATGGTTCAAGAAATTGGGGATGCTACTCTTATAGTTCCTTTAATAAAGGAATATCTTGAAATAGGAGTTAAAAATGATGAAGCCTTAATTAAAATGGCTACAATTGTTCAACGAGCTATGCAGGCTGAAGAAGGAGGAGAAACGTTTGGAATGACGGAAGCTGAAAAACAACAGTTATTAGATGAAGTAAAAAAATATAACGAAGGTAAAGATAAAAAATAATGCCTAGAATATATCAAGGTATTTCTACTTTAACTAGAGCTATTGAAGGTAATACAAATCAACCTTCTTCCCAAAAAAGTAAAGAAATAATTTATGTTAGAGTATTAGATATTATATTAGATAATACTCATCCTAAATTTTCTGAATATGGGGAATGGAATGGTATTGGGACTATTTTTTTTGATAGTGTCCAATTTCCTTTTGCTACTGAAACCGCTAATGTAGCTATACCTTTATCATCAAATTATAAAATATACCCTGTTATAAATGAGTTAGTCCCTATTATATTTTTAGCTTCTTGGGACTCTCAAACTAATACTAGTTTAACCACAGCTTATTATTTACCTCCTATAAATGTATGGAATAGCCAACATCATAATGCTATCCCTGATCCTACTAAACAACCCAAAGATAATACCCCTTCAGATTATGAAGATGCTATTGATGGATCTTCAAGAGATATAAGAAGGGTTAATGATGAATCTACTGATATTAATTTAGGGCCAGGATTTAATGAACAAATAAATACTCGTCCTCTTTTGTTTAAATCCGGAGATAATTTAATTGAAGGAAGATGGGGTAATTCTTTAAGACTAGGTAGTTATATTAAAGATAATACAAATTATCCTAACTTAATTATTAGAAATGGACAACCTTTGAATTTAATTGGAGATAGTTGGGTTCCTATAGTTGAAGATATAAATAAAGATCAATCTTCTATTTACCTAACTTCTAATCAAAATGTAGATATAGAAGTATCAAGTAAAAATTATAATAGTTATACTGAACAACCTATATCTCCTAAAGAATATGATAAAAATCAAATTATATTAAATTCTGGTAGATTATTATTTAATACAACTGATAGTGATATTCTTCTTTCATCTAAAAAATCAATAAATTTAAATAGTGTCAATTTTGTAAATATTGATACTAATTTGATGGTAATTGATAGTGCTGGTATATTTTTAGGTAGTAAAGAAGCAACAGAACCTTTATTAAAAGGAAACATCACAGTTGATATTTTGTTAATTTTAGTTAATCAATTAGCTAATTGGTTTGAAATTTTTAGTTTGACTAATCAAGACAAATTAGCCCCTCAAGCCGCTACAGCTAAACAATTAGTAGATATTCTAAAAAACCAAGTTGCGGCTCCTTTAAAAAATAACTCTAGATCAAAACAAAATTTTACCATATAATGGCTGAAAGTAATGAAATAGATGTTAATAAGGTTAAAAAATCAATTCCTGAAGATTTAAAATTAAAAGGAATTAGTGCTTTACGCCCTATTATAATTAATAAAGGATTAACTATAGTTAATACTATGGTACCTCCTTTACAAAAGGAATTAACTACTAAATTTTTAGGAGAGGTCTGTCCTAGCCCTAAAGAACTTGAAAGACTTATAATATTAAGAAATAATATAGTTACTCAAGCTAACTCTATCTCAACTTTTTTAAATACAGTCACTTTAAGTTTAGGATTAGCCTCAACTTTATTAAGTACTATCTTAACTATATTAACTATAACAAAAACAGCAAAAACAGTAGCCCAAACTGCAGTCGCTTTTCTCCCAATAACCCCAGGAGCTGTTCCTTCTACTTTAGGGACTGTGGATGATACTATAACCTCAATTACTTTAGATACTAAAGGTAATTCAAGATTACAACCTATAAAAGATGCTATTGATGGTTTATTAATACCAATATCTATCTTATCTTCAGCTGTCGCTCTTTTAGTTTCAGCTTTAAGTAATTTAGACACAGCTATAGCTAAATGTACTATAAATCCTTCTCCTAATCCTGAAGAAGGTAATGTTACTTCTATTAAGAAAGTAATTAAAGGTCCAATCTTAAAATTAAAAATCCAAAATTCTGGAAGAAATTATAAAGATGGAACTTATACTAATATTAAACTAAACGGTGGAGATGGTTCAGGAGCTACCGCTACTATTATAGTATCTGGTAATAAAGTTATTAGGGCTCTAATTGAAAATGGAGGTAAAGATTATACAAAATCAACTTTTGATCCTTCTTTAGGTTTTCAAGAGCCTAAATATCTAACAGTAAGTAAAGGAGTTTTAGGGAGTAGTCCTCTAAAATTTGATACTGAAACTGTTGATTTAAAAAATAAAATAAGAAAAAAATTAGAAAAAACTCAAGTTGTTGGTGATGGATTAATTTTAACTGTTGAAGAAATAGGAGTAAAAGATGGAAAAGAAGTTGATGAAGTTATAACTTCTAAACCTACAACTTCTTCCCCCCTACAAGTAATTGATCCTATAACCCAAACTCCAATCCAACTCCCACCCCTTATACCCCTAAACCCAGACCTAAAAGAAATAGCTAAAGTCCAACAAGAGGCTTCTCAAACCTTAAATGATACTACTTATCAAGGATTTATAATAGAAATAGAAGAAGTACCTTTTTCTCCTACTGTAAATAGAAGAAGAGCAGTTGGGTTAAATTCTCAAGGTATTAAATTAATTGAAACTGAATTATCCTTTACAACTGATAGAGAACTTTTGATTAATGAATTAAAACTTATTATTGATAGAGATAACTTAAAAGCATATTAAATAAATATTTATAAACAATGAAGACTAATACTTTCAAATCTATAATCAAAGAAGCTGTTAGAGAAGTTATTAGAGAAGAATTAAGAGAAATTTTATTAGAAGCTGTCAAAGCTCCTAAACAAGTAGTTTCTGAATATACTCCTCCCCCTCAATCCTATTCTTCTACCCCTTCTTTAACTATGGAACAAAAAAGAGAACAGTATAGAAACATTTTAGGTGAGACTGCTACTGGCTTTACAACCCAAAATGTAGCTGAGTTTAATCCTAGAGGAACTATGCCCGGCTCTGATCTCCCAGCCGGTGAGTTAAGTATGAATCAGATAATGAATTTAATGAATAGATAATGGCTATAAAACAGACCAACATATTTCCTATTGATTTACAACCAAGAAATGCTGTTGGTTTGTCTTTTCCCTTCTCAAACTCAGCTGTATCAGGATCTATCCCTTTTAAATTAAATTATACAACTCAAGATCAAATAAAATCTAATATAGTTGTATATCTTTCAACTAATAAAGGTGAACGCCCTTTAAATCCTAACTATGGAGGGGGATTAAAAAACTTTCTATTTGAACAACTCTCAGCTAATACTTTTTCAGACGTTGAAAGTGTTGTAAGAAGAGAATTAGCCTCTCAGTTTCCCCAAGTTACTTTAAAAAAAGTTGAAGTTTTAGGATCTCCTGATAGTTATACTTTAACTGTAGTTATAACTTATTCTGTTTTTAATAATGAAACAGATACTTTATCTATAAATTTTAACCCATAATAATGGCTGATATTAAAACAAATAAAGATATAAAGTATATTAATAGGGATTTTGATTCTTTAAGATCTTCTCTTATTGAATTTTCAAAAACTTACAATGACTTTAGTCCTAACTCTCCTGGGTCAATGTTCATTGAAATGGCTTCTTATGTTGGAGATGTTTTATCTTTTTACTTAGATAATCAAATCCAAGAAACTTTTTTACAATATGCTCGTCAAGAATCTAATCTATATGATTTAGCTTATATGATGGGTTATAAACCTAAAGCTACAGGTGTAGCTATTGTTGATATAGATATTTATCAAAAAGTTCCTGCTAAAAATAATGGGGATGGAGTTTATGTACCTGATTATGATTATGCTTTATTAATAAATAATAATGCTATTGTAGGCTCAAACACTGGAAATCCAATAAAATTTTTAATTCAAGACCCTATAGATTTTTCATTCTCATCCTCATTAGACCCTACTGAAATAACTGTTTATGAAGTAATTGGTTCTGATCCTTCTTCTTTCCTCTTAAAGAAGAGACGAAAAGCCCTCTCAGCTTCTCCTAAAACAACTACATTTACTTTTACAGATGTTCAAAGATATCCAACTGTAACTATCACAGATACTAACATAGTTGGGGTATCTAGTATTATAGACAGTGATGGTAATGAGTGGACTGAGGTTCCTTATTTAGCTCAAGAGACTGTATTTGAGCCTATTAAAAATAAAAATCCTTTTGGTCCTGATCCTAACGCCCAATCTAATTCTAATGAGGTACCTTATATTTTAAATTTAAAAAAAGTACCAAGAAGATTTGTCACTAGATTTAAATCTAAAACCCAATTAGACATACAATTTGGAGCTGGAACTAACCAAAATAATATAAATGAAGTTATAATACCTAACCCTGATAATGTTGGAATTGGTTTACCTTCATCACAAGAAAAATTAACAACAGCTTTTAATCCTTCTAATTTTTTATATAGTAATACTTATGGTATAGCTCCTTCTAATACAACATTAACTGTAACTTATTTAATAGGAGGAGGAGTAACAGCTAATGTTGAGTCAAATGTTATTAATAGTATTGTGAGTGCCGATATAAAATTTCAAAATTCTAACTTAAATAACACCTCTAACCTAGCCCAAAACATATTCAATTCAGTATTAGTATTAAACCCTACCGCGGCTACTGGAGGAGATGATGGAGATAATTTAGAAGAAATTAGGAATAATGCCTTAGGTAATTTTGGAACTCAATTAAGAACCATCACCCAAGAAGATTACCTAGTCAGATCTTTAAGCCTACCCTCCCAATATGGAACTATAGCTAAAGCTTATATTGAGCCCGAAAAACTAGAAAACCTCCTCCCAGGCGAATCTCCTTCAACTTTAAATTTATATGTTTTAAGTTATAATGCTAGTAGACAACTAATTATAGCTTCTCCTACTTTAAAACAAAATCTCTCAACTTATTTATCTCAATATAGAACTATTAATGATTCTATTAAAATAAAAGACGCTTTTATAATTAATATTAGTGTTGATTTTGATATTATAGTATTACCTAATTTTAATAGTAATCAAGTTATAACAGATTGTATATTAGCTTTACAAAATTATTTTAATATAGATAATCAACAAATCAATCAACCCATCCTATTAAGAGAAATATATATTTTATTAGACCAAGTTAAAGGAGTTCAAACTGTAGATAATATAAAAATATCAAACAAAAGTGGTTTAGCTAGTGGTTATTCCCAATATGCTTATGATATAAATGGGGCTACATTAAATAATATTATCTATCCTTCATTAGATCCTTCAATTTTTGAAATTAAATATCCTAATGTTGATATTAGAGGTAGAGTTAAAACTTTATAATTATGGCAGTATATAAAATTTTTCCAACAAAAGACACAACTATATATTCAAGATACCCTGTTAAAAACACAGGGTTAGACTCTATTATAGAAGCTATAGCTGACTTTTCAACAGGTACTGCTCATGTTAGTAGATATTTAATTCAATTTTCTCAAGAAGAAATTAATTCTATTATTGATAGTAAAATTGGTACTTCTTCTTTTAAAGTTAATTTAAAAAATTATATTTCTAATATTGAAAATCTTAATCTAGACACAACATTAGAAGTCTACCCAATATCAGGATCTTGGGGAATGGGAACTGGTAAATTTAATGATAATCCTGAGATAGATAATGGATGTAGTTGGGTATATAGAACATATTCTGGGTCAAATGCTTGGACTGTCTCTGGTTTCTCTCCGTATGTTACTGCTTCTTATAGTAGTGTGATAGGAGGAGGTACTTGGTACACTGGTTCTTCTTTAGGACTAGGTATTACCCAATCCAAAGTTTATAATTATAATAGTAGTAAAGATTTAGATGTAGAAGTAACTAATACTATAAAAACTTGGTATAGTTCATCTAAAGGATTAGGTGGTTTTACCAATGATGGGTTTATTATTAAACAAAGTGGAGCCGATGAATTTGTAAATAGTTTATCTAAACAAACTAAACTTCATTTTTATTCTATAGATACTAATACAATCTATCCCCCTGAACTTCAATTTCAATGGGATGATTTTAATTATTCTACTTCATCTGCTCAATCTGTTATTGATACAACTCAAATGGTTGTAACTTTAGCTAATAATCCTATTGAATTTAGACGTTCTGAAATATACAAATTTAGAATTAATTGTAGACCTGAATTCCCAACCCGAACCTATCAAACCTCTTCTATTTATACAACCAACTATTACCTGCCAGAAACCTCATATTATGCTATAAAAGACTTGGATACTAATGAGTTTCTATTTAACTTTGATGATACTTACACTAAAATAAGTGCTGATAGTTCAAATAGTTATTTCACTATCTACATGAATGGATTAGAACCTGAAAGATATTATCAAATCTTATTAAAAGTAGTGTTAAATGGAGAAACTATAATATTAGATGATAATTATTATTTTAAAATAATTAATGGATGAAACAGGTAGATTTAAACAAGATAGTTTATGATAAAACTAAATATGGGAAAACTATTAATAATCAGTTTAATGAATTAATTCCACCAACTGAAGAACCTGCTCCTCCTCCAATAACAGTAGATCAATTTTTTCAAAATTATAATGAAATATTTTATGATATCCCAAAAACTGGAGATGTCAACTCTCATGAATATTTAATTAGACAAAGCTCAGAATATGTTAATGCTGATGTTATTAATAATGATATAACAGCTTTATTAGAAGAAATAAATAATTTAAGAAGAGAATTATTTGAGTTAGAAGAACAAAGACTTAGAGAACAAACTCAAAATATTCAAGACGCTATCAATAACGCGAACACAATTTAATTATGGCTAATACAGTAGTAACAAAAATATCAACTTCTGTTTTTGAGGAATATACTCCTAAAGATCTTAAATTAATTCCTTCTTTTGATACTATATCTCAATTTAAACCTAATGATGATGTAGTTGAGTTTTCAATATATAATGAGCAAAATTTATTAGAATATATTTCCTATAATTATAAAGATTATTCTATAATCCATGATTATAATGCAGGGGAAAGTATTGTATCTACTATTAATATTGACCCTGAAAAAGATGTTTTAAAAGCAGGTTTTGAATATGGTAATTATACTGCTGTATATAATTTTTTAAGAAATGAATTAAGTTCTTCACAGTCATCTTCTTTCTTTATTCAAGAAATTAGTTCTGATAGAACTGAATTAAGATTAGCTACTAATAACTTAACTAATCAAGAGATTGAATCTGTTGTAGCTTCTTTTATTACTGAGTTAAATGATTCTCCTTATTTTGAAGACTTTCATTTAAATTTTGGTAATAATAATATTTTTATAGCTAACAATATAGCTCTTGATAACTCAAATGAAAATCAATATACTGTTCTAGTTAAACTATATGAACCTTTAGATATTCAATTTGAATTAAAAGATACTTTATGGATAGTATTACAAACAGCTGAAGCTGTATCTTTTAATATTAGATTTGCCCCTAAAGTAGTTGAACCTGAACCTTCCCCAAAACTTAGAGGTCCTAATTTTGAAATTCAATTAAAAGATGTTGTTAATAATTCTACTCCCTATGAAAATCTAACTTCATTAACAACTACAACCCTAACTTCTTCTTATAATGAGCTACAAAACCTACTAGCTCAGAAGGGAGTAACAGTTAATATTAATTATAGTGATTTTAATGATTTTGTTTACTTTTCTTCAGCTCAAAATAGAGTAGAAAATTTTTATTATAAAGTAGGATTAATTGAAGAATATCAAAATGAAATTAATGAACTTATTTCATTAACCCCTTCAGACAACTCTTCTAATATTATTTTATTAGAAAAACAAATAGAAAATATCATTAAGAATTTTGATGGTTATGAATATTACCAATACTACTCATCAGGTTCTTCAGATATATATCCTAAAACTAATTCTACACCTCCTTATACTTTAGCTTCTACTGGAAGTGCCTCTTCTTTAACATGGTTAGACACCCAAATTATTTCAGGATCAGAATATGATACTGAAAATCCTGATAGGATAGTCAATAACTTACCTTCTTTTGTAAAAGATGATAATACTAATGCTCCCTTCTTTCTCTTTATGGATATGGTTGGGCAGCATTTTGATAATATGTGGGTCTATACAAAAGATATAACCAATAGATTTGACGCTGATAATAGACTAAATTATGGTATATCTAAAGATATAGTGTCTGATGCTATTAAAAGTATGGGTGTTAATTTATATCAAAACAATTTTTCATCAGATGATCTTTACTCAGCCTTATTAGGTATAAATGGTTCTGGAAGTTTACTTCCTCCAACTGGGTCTGAAGTAATTACAACTTATGTGACTGCTTCCTCTGAAGTCACTAAATTAGATGATGTAAATAAAGAAATATATAAAAGAATTTACCATAATTTACCTTATTTACTTAAGAAAAAAGGTACAGTTGAAGGTTTAAGAGCCTTGATTAACACTTATGGTATTCCTGATACTATTCTTAGAATATCTGAATTTGGAGGTAAAGATAAAGATAACACAAATGATTGGGATTATTTCCAAAATAAATTTAATTACGCTTTATTTTGTAGTGGAGTAGTTAGTAATATTCCTCTCACTGATGATGTAAATATGTCTTGGGATGTAAATTCATTATGGAGTTCTCCTAATAATAAACCCCAAACATTATCTTTTAGATTTAAACCTTATTCTTTCCCTTCTTCAAGTAGGTATCATATATTAGCTACCATTGATGCTGACCCATCCTCTCCTTACAACTCAGGATTTATCACTTTAACTTACACAGGATCAGGTAACTCTAGTTCTTCTTATTCTGGGGCTATTCCATCTTCTTCTAATCAATATGCTACTTTAACATATTGGAGTTCTGGCTCAACTCTAGGTACTAGTTCAGTTGTATCTGTTGTAGCTCCTTTTTATGATGGTAATTGGTGGTCTTTTACCCTATCATCAGGAAGCACTTATACTTTAAGAGTAGCTAATAAAATATATAACGGGAACGATGGCTTTCAAATAGGATATACAGCTTCAAATTCTTCTATTAATAATAGTCTAGCTTGGGCTGAATCTACAATCCTATATGTACCTTACAGAATTACCCCAACCTCATCCCCTAACCCAGTTAGATTTGGTGGGAATACTTATGTTCCATTTACAGGATCTTATCAAGAATTAAGATATTATAATATAGAATTAGGTGAAAATGAATTTTATGATTTAACCCTAAATCCATATTCTATTGAAGGATCCACCCCTTCTTCCTCAGCTGAAAATCTTATTTTTAGAGCCCCATTAGGATCAGATTTAAATACTAACATAGGAACTTTAACTTCAATCCATCCTAAAGTCACTGGGTCTAACTCTACCCAATCTTTTACAATTAATAGTTCTTATGGATTAACTAATCTCAATTTAGGACTTAAATTTATTCCTAATACTGAATTTATATATTATGACCAACCTGCTGTTGGCATTCGTAATAGAATTTCTCAAAAAATAAGAATAGAAGATAATCTTCTCCCAACAGGAGATGTCTTAACTCCCTATAGAACTATACAACAAAGATATCCCAAAAGTGAAAGTTATACCCGAGATGTAAATTATGTTGAAGTAGCATTTTCACCCCAAAATGAAATTAATGATGATATTAATTCATCAATGGGGTATTTTAATATTGGAGAGTATATTGGAGACCCACGTCAAGTATCTGAATCTTCTTATTCTTACCCTGATCTAGATAGATTACGTAATTCCTATTTTGACAAATATTACAAGAATTATAATTGGAAAGATTATATAAGACTTATCAAATATTTTGATAATTCCTTATTTAAAATGATCAAAGATTTTACTCCCGCCAAATCTGGTCTTTCAACAGGAGTAGTTATAAAACAACATTTACTTGAAAGAAATAAACAGAGACCAGCCCAAGTTGAAATTTCTCAACATGATTATAGTGGATCTATTTACTCACAACAAATGTGGGATCCTGCAACTGAAGATACTTATATCTCTCACTCAAGAATAAGTAAAATAAACGGGGGAGCTGGTGGGGTGTTCAATTATATCAATGTGTATAGTTCATCCATTTTAAACACAGTATCCCCACAAATAACACAAAGTTGGACATATGGAGTGAGTGGTCCTGCTGGAGGATTTATTTTAACTCAATCATCTCAAGATGAATTTTATAATGGGGAATTAAGTGGATCTAAAATATTAGCTACTAATGGTAATCTAAATTTAGATAATCCTTATTTAGAACCATCTACTACAGAACATACTTATAATATTGTTAAAGTTTTTGGTGATGGATCTGATAATAGAGGACAAGAATCTTCTTTATTTGAATCTCAAGGGGGACAAGGTTATACTATGTTTACTCTTGACATCAATACACTTTTAGCTATTAGTTCAAGTAATACTGATCTTAAAGATGTTATAACAGGTAATTATTTAGCTTTAGCTAAAAAACAAGGTAGCATATTTGTTGGGACTTCTACTCTTAGTGAAGTAACTGATATATTTGTATCTAATGAAACTTATAATTCTCCTTTTTACACTGGAGTACCTACAAGTTCAATATTTAATAGAGCTACACCTTTAATTAAAATTAAATCTCATGTTCCCCCTTATAATGAAGTTGTTTTTGTTTTTACTTCTTCTTCATTAAATGGGGGAGGGGGAGGTGAATCTTATAATGTTCAATTTCAATCTTGCTCCATTGTAGGATCATCAAACACACTTCCTGATGATGGTAGTAATGTTGAAGTATATTTTGATAGTTTTATACCTAATAATACATTACTACTTCGTGATTTTATTGATAAACCTATACCATCTAGTGGGTCATTATATTTATTTTATGATAGTGGAAGTAATCTATAATTTATAATGGCTACATCAGGAGTAAAAAGAATAAAAATATCTAGTATAGATAGAGAAGGATATAATAA